AAACTATCCACCATACAATCTTGTTCAGATAAGTAATGTAGAATCTCATCTAGAAATTGCTCTTGCTGGATTCAAAAAGGAGGAAGTTCATGCGTACACAGAGTATGGAAAACTTTTTGTCGAAGGACAAAAATCAGATTCCGAATCGGACAAGACGTTTATCCACAAGGGACTGGCTCAAAGAAGTTTCAAACGAGCCTGGACTTTATCCGACGACACAGAAGTATCCAACGTCACATTCGAAGATGGACTCCTCAGAATTGAGTTAAGAAAGATTGTTCCAGAACATCATCAACGTAAAGATTATATCTAAATATAATTGAATATCGTCGGCGCAGGGGAACGACTGGCAAAATCCAGTTGACTTCCCCTCTTTTTATTGCTATACTGTTGAGAGATATTGGAGTATTATGTCTGTAAAACTTGCACTTTTGAAATCTGGAGAGACATTAATAGCAGATATACAAGAGATGGTTTTGGAGGAAAGGGTAGTTGGATATATTTTCAACAAACCCCAAGTAGTATTGGTTAGAGATTTTAAGGATATAGTGAATGATGATGGCGAGAATACATCACATACATTCGATATTAATCTTTATCCTTGGATTCCTTTCACTTCTGATGAAGTAATTCCAACTCCTATTGATTGGATTGTTACTTTGGTAGAACCAAAGAAAAAATTAAAAGAAATGTATGAGTCAAAAGTATTAAAAGATGGAGAAAATAATGACAAAAGTAATAGTGATGGTGAACAATCAGATTCTGATAACACAGATTGAAGAGGTATCCTCTGAACTGGGTGAACCCGATTGTAAACTTGTAGAACCTTTCCTTTTAAATGAGTCTGATCAGACATTATCTCCATGGATGGTGAATGTTTCTTCTCAAAATACATTCATGATTCATTCGGATAAAATTCTGACAATTGCTGATCCAAAACCTACACTTCTTGAAAAATATCAGAACCTGCTTAAATGAGATTTTATACCAATGTGCAAATGATCGGGAACCAGTTTCTCGTCCGTGGTTATGACAATGGTAAACATGTAATGTTCAAAGAAGAGTTTTCACCAACTCTCTTTGTTCCTTCTAAGAAAGAATCAAAATATAAAACTCTTGATGGTGACAACGTTGAACCAATTGTTCCAGGTTCTGTTAGGGATTGTCGAGAGTTTTATAAAAAATATGATAACGTAGATGGATTTAAAATCTACGGAAATGATCGTTATGTGTTTCAGTATATTTCTGAAAAGTATCCTGAAGATGAGATTAAGTTTGATATTACTAAGATCAAACTGGTAACTCTTGATATTGAGGTTGCTTCTGAGAATGGATTCCCAGATACTGAATCTGCATCGGAAGAAATTCTCACTATTACTATTCAGGATTATGCCACTAAGAATATTATTACTTGGGGTGTAAAACCTTTCAATAACAAACAATCAAACGTAAAGTATATTGAATGCGGATCTGAGTATCAACTTCTTCAGAACTTTCTTGATTATTGGGGGAATAATATTCCCGAAGTAATCACGGGTTGGAACATTCAGTTTTATGATATTCCTTATATTTGTCGTCGTCTCAATCGAGTTTTGGGTGAAAAGATGATGAAATCTTTCTCTCCTTGGGGACTTGTGAGTGAAAGAGAAGTTGTAATCATGGGAAGAAAACAGATTTCTTATGATGTTGGGGGAATTACTCAACTCGATTATCTAGATCTTTATAAGAAATTTACTTATAAAGCGCAGGAATCATATCGTCTTGATTACATTGCTGAAGTAGAATTAGGACAGAAGAAACTCGATCACTCGGAGTTTGATACGTTTAAAGATTTCTATACTAAGGACTGGCAAAAGTTTGTAGAATATAACATCGTTGACGTGGAACTGGTGGATCGTCTTGAGGATAAGATGAAACTCATCGAACTTGCGATTACGATGGCATATGATGCAAAGGTGAACTATGCCGATGTGTTCTTTCAGGTTCGGATGTGGGATAATATCATCTACAACTATCTGAAAAAACGTAATATTGTTATTCCACCAAAGGAAAAAACAGAGAAAGATGCTAAGTATGCTGGTGCTTATGTAAAGGAACCAAAGCCTGGAGTGTACGATTGGGTTGTCAACTTTGACTTGAACTCTCTGTATCCACACCTGATCATGATGTACAACATTTCACCAGAAACTCTGATGGATGAGAGGCATCCCACTGCTTCTGTGGACAAGATTCTTAATCAGCAGGTAAGTTTCGAGTTATATAAGGACTATGCGGTGTGTGCCAATGGTGCAATGTTCCGCAAAGATCAACGTGGAATCCTTCCTGAACTGATGGAGAAGATGTATAATGAACGTGTCATCTTTAAAAAGAAGATGATTGCTGCGAAGAAAGAGTATGAGAAGACACCAACGAAAGAACTTGAAAAGGAGATTGCGAGGTGCAATAACATCCAAATGGCAAAGAAGATTTCTCTTAACTCTGCTTATGGTGCTATTGGTAATCAGTACTTCAGGTATTTCAAACTAGCAAATGCTGAGGCAATCACTCTCTCGGGTCAAGTTGCTATTCGTTGGATTGAGGGAAAGATGAATACATACCTCAATAAAATTCTTAAAACGGAGGATGTTGATTATGTTATTGCTTCAGATACTGATTCTATCTATCTTAATATGGGTCCTTTGGTTGAACGTATATTCAAGGGAAGAGAGAAAACTACTGAAAGCATTGTTTCGTTCCTTGATAAGATCTGTCAAATGGAACTTGAAAAGTATATTGAAAGTTCTTACCAAGAATTGGCTGACTATGTGAATGCATATGATCAGAAGATGTTCATGAAACGTGAGAACATTGCGGATCGTGGCATCTGGACTGCTAAGAAACGATACATTCTTAATGTATGGGATAGTGAAGGTGTTCGATATACTGAACCAAAACTCAAGATCATGGGTATTGAAGCAGTTAAATCATCAACTCCTGCACCCTGCCGTAAGATGATTAAGGATGCACTTAAACTGATGATGAGTGGGACTGAAGATGATGTGATTGACTTTATTGAAAAGAGTAGAAGTGACTTTAAGAAACTTCCACCAGAGCAAGTTTCATTCCCTCGTTCCGCATCTGATGTAAATAAGTATAAGTCCAGTGCTTCAATCTACGAAAAGGGAACACCAATTCACGTTCGTGGAGCACTTCTTTATAATCACTACATTAAGAAAGAGAATCTTACAAACAAGTATTCTCTCATTCAGAATGGTGAAAAGATTAAGTTCTGCTACCTCAAAAAACCAAACTCTATTCATGAAAATGTAATCTCTTATATTCAAGATTTTCCACGGGAACTTGGTATTGACAAATATGTGGACTACGATTTACAATTTGAGAAAGCATTTCTAGAACCTATGAAAGTCATCCTAGATTCAATTGGATGGAGTGTAGAAAAAACTGTAAACCTTGATTCATTTTTTGCCTAATGGACTTCCTTAAAGATATTGTAAAAGAGATTGGTGATGACTTTACTAAGTTAGCATCGGACATTGATGAAACAGAAACTTATGTTGATACAGGTTCATATATTTTTAATGCACTGGTTTCAGGTAGTGTATTTGGCGGTGTATCTGGGAACAAGATTACTGCTATTGCTGGAGAGTCTTCTACTGGAAAGACTTTTTTCTCTCTCGCTGTGGTTAAGAACTTTCTTGATTCTAATCCCGATGGTTACTGTCTCTACTTTGACACTGAGGCTGCTATCACTAAATCTTTGATTGAATCTCGTGGAATTGATACTACTCGTCTGGTTGTTGTTAACGTTGTTACTATTGAAGAGTTTCGTACAAAGGCACTCAAAGCAGTAGACATGTATTTGAAAGCACCAGTAGAAGATCGCAAACCCTGCATGTTTGTGCTAGACTCTCTTGGTATGCTCTCCACGACTAAAGAAATCACTGATGCACTGAATGAGAAGGAAGTCAGGGATATGACTAAATCCCAACTCATTAAAGGTGCATTCAGAATGCTCACACTCAAACTAGGTCAAGCAAATGTCCCGCTCATTGTCACAAATCATACATACGATGTCATCGGAGCTTACGTACCAACGAAAGAAATGGGAGGAGGTTCTGGACTCAAATACGCAGCAAGTACGATCATTTATCTCAGCAAAAAGAAAGAAAAGGATGGAACAGAAGTGGTCGGAAATATTATCAAGGCTAAGACTGCTAAATCGCGTTTGAGTAAGGAGAACAAACAAGTTGAAGTACGTCTTTATTATGATGAGCGTGGTCTTGATCGATATTATGGTCTTCTTGAACTCGGTGAGATTGGTGGACTTTGGAAGAATGTAGCAGGACGCTATGAGATTGATGGTAAAAAGATTTATGCTAAACAGATTCTAAAAGAACCTGAAGTATATTTCACTGAAGAAGTGATGCAACAGTTGGACGAAATCGCACGTAAGGAATTTAGTTATGGAGAAGGTTGAGTTTCTAATTCTTAGGAACCTATTGCATAATGAGGAGTACATTCGAAAGGTAATACCATTTTTAAAATCTGAATACTTTGAAGATACAAACCAAAGAATTGTCTTTGAAGAAATTCTTTCATTTATTCAAGAATATAATCAACCAGCAACAAAAGAAGTTCTGTGCATTGAAGTAGAAAAACGTAAAGATATTAATGATACTTCATTCACAGAAATTGTTCATCTGATTCAAAATCTTGATGACGTTCCCATTGAGTTTGGGTGGTTAGTTGATACAACTGAAAAGTGGTGCCGTGATCGTGCCATCTACATTGCTCTTATGGAATCAATCCATATTGCAGATGGTAAAGATGAGAAGAAAAATCGTGATAGTATTCCTAGTATTCTATCGGATGCTCTGGCAGTATCTTTTGATACACACATAGGACACGATTATCTGCTAGACTACGAACAACGTTACGAGTCCTATCATAAGAAGGAAGAGAAAATTGAATTCGATCTTGAGTACTTTAACAAAATCACAAAAGGTGGTTTACCTAATAAGACTCTCAATATCGCTCTTGCTGGTACGGGTGTCGGAAAGAGTCTCTTTATGTGCCATGTGGCTTCTTCCGTCTTACTGCAAGGCAGGAACGTTCTGTACATCACTCTTGAAATGGCGGAAGAGCGAATTGCAGAGCGAATTGATGCAAACCTTCTCAATGTCCCAATTCAGGATATTTCGGAACTTCCAAAACAGATGTTTGAGAGTAAAGTTGCAAACCTTGCGAAGAAGACGCAGGGTACATTAATTATTAAAGAGTATCCAACTGCTTCTGCACACTCTGGACATTTCAAATCACTGTTGAATGAACTTGCTCTGAAGAAGTCTTTCCGTCCAGATATTATCTTTATTGACTATCTGAACATCTGTGCATCTTCACGCTATAAAGGTAATCTATCCGTAAACTCTTATTCTTATATTAAGGCAATTGCAGAAGAACTTCGTGGACTTGCTGTAGAGTTTAATGTTCCTATCGTAAGTGCTACTCAGACAACTCGTTCTGGTTATGGTTCTTCTGATGTCGAACTGACTGATACATCCGAATCATTTGGTTTGCCTGCAACTGCTGACTTGATGTTTGCTCTGATTTCTACAGAGGAACTTGAAGAACTCGGACAGATTCTTGTGAAGCAACTTAAGAACCGATACAATGATCCTACTATCCATAAGAGATTTGTGGTTGGTATTGATCGTGCCAAGATGCGTCTTTATGACTGCGAACAATCTGCTCAGAATGATATCCTTGACAATAAACAAGAAGAGGAGTATGATTTTGAGGATAGAAAACCTAAAAAATCATTTGACGGATTTAAATTCTAATGACTATTGATCTTAACAAGTATGTCGAGTTTGTTAATACGACTACATCAAGTCCAAGTAAAGAACACACCCCGTTCATCGATCGTCTCCTTGAACTTCGTGAGAAAGGATTTCCTACCGAGCGACTGCTTACTGCTGCTGTAGGAATGTCTGCTGAGGCAGGTGAGTTCACTGAGATTGTCAAGAAGATTGTCTTCCAAGGTAAACCAGTCACTGAAGAAAATCTCTTTCACCTGAAACGAGAACTTGGAGATATTATGTGGTATGTCTCTCAATCTTGTATTGGACTTGATATTTCTATTGAAGAAGTAATCCAAATGAACTTTGATAAACTGAGTGCTCGTTATCCTGAAGGTGCATTTAGTATTGAGCGTTCTGAAAATCGTAAGGAGGGAGATCTGTGACTAAAGAAAAACAAGTAACACTTAAACTTGATGCCCGCGCCGCAGCAGCAGTTCGTCAAGTTTTATTTGATGCACAAAAAGGATACACATATGATGAGGTAAGTGTTCCTCCTCGTGTAGTTGATATTCGTGAAGTGATTCAACAACTTGATGATAACATTGGTGCCGTCTTTAGTGCCTGATAAATAAATTGCCCTTCGGGGTTTTATGGGGATATAACTCAGTTGGTAGAGTGCTTGCTTTGCACGCAAGATGTCAGGAGTTCGAGTCTCCTTATCTCCACTTCTAAATAAAAAGAGAATAATAAGTTGCCTAGAATGTCGGATTCCGAAGTACTTCTTGCTATAAATTCTGTACTTAAAGGATACGAAACTAAAGTTGTTAAGGCTGGGGCAAAGGTTGATAAGATTCGTGTCGTAGCATCTCAGAGAGCAGAAGTTCAAGATAAAATATCACAGGAACTAAAAAAGAAAAGAATCAAATATGTAAATGAGGTTGATAAAAGTGAATCATCATTTCCAGTTACTAAGATTTCATTATCAAACTCTATTATTAAACTAATATACAAAAAAGGTGCAGGTGGAGGATCTGGAGCAGGAGCAGCACTCACTAAACTTGCAGAATCTTCTCAAGCACTTTATGCTGCTTTGGCATTTAACGTTTTAAAAAGAGAAATTACAAATGCTGATGTAACAAAAGAAAACTTTCAAAAGGCACTTGCAACTGCAGATACTGATGAAAAATTTGAAAGTATGATTAATAATTTACCTGATGATTGGATTAACTCATCCATCGCTGGTGCAAATGCTTTATTCAGGCAATATAAGGGTAAAGGAAAATTTACTTTTCATAGAGGATCTAAAACAGTTGATGCTATTGAAAAAACTTTTATTGCAATTAATAGATCTGAGGGTGCTTTTGGTAATTTAAATAAATGGAGTCCTGCTGACATTTATATGGTTGAAAATAGTTTCGATGTTTCGAAACTTCAGTCTGAAAAAACTTTGAAAGGACTCAATGAAAAGATGTTTGAGTATATTCAAAATAATCAATTGATAGGTGTTTCTCTAAAGAAAATAACTGGTTCCGCTAAAATTTCTAAGAAAAATTTTCCTACCGATAAAAAAATTACCACAGCGGAATTTAGAGGAACAACTACAAACATGGATGCTATGGATGGATATATTCAGTGGGGAACAGCAACTACAGAAAAAATTCAATTTAGAAGTTTTGGTGGAGAAACATCTTTAACGGGATGGCAGGGAGAAATAAAGGGAGCTTCTGCCAATCAGGGAAAAATTTCTTTAGGACCTATCAATTTTATTTTGAAGAGACATGGACTGCAGCAATTACCAGAGTCAAATGTTTCTGCTAGATTGGCAGAACAAAATTCAGATTCTCATTCAAAAGAAATTGCTAAGATGATGGTAGATTATGGTTTGATAAAAGCAAATCAGGAAGATGAAACTGCATCTATGATACAAATGAAGTCGAATAAATATCGATATTCAAAGTACCTCGTAATGAAACTCCTGACTACAATGGAGTCTGCAAAAAAAGAGGTTAGAAATGAAGTTGTAAAAGATTTTTATTTGTACGCAAGTTCTCAAGCAACTTATTCTGCCCCATATATTAAATTAGAATAAATATAAGTATATCAAGATAAACCATGAAGAGTTTTTTCCAATTTTTAACCGAGGCAACTCAGTCGCAAGCATCTTTGCAAGCGAAGAAACTGAACCTCAAGAGCGACGGACACGGGGGATGGTACGATTCCCGTGGAGAATTTGTTGCGAAAACTGAAGCAGGAAAACTCAAGTTTTATGATAAGGGAGAAAAGGTAGGACAAAAAGATCAACCAAAAGAACCTGCTGCAAAAGCACAACCAGCAAAGAAAACCGCAGCAAAACCACAACCAACACAGGAAAAGAAGAAAGGATCTGATAAACCAGAGGACGAAGGTGCAACTGGAGAAATCAGCGATACTTTGACTGTTGCGTTTGGACGTTTTAACCCACCAACAGTAGGGCACGAAAAACTTTTAAAGTCTGCAAGAAAAGTTTCTGAAGGTGGAGATCTGAAAATTTATCCTTCAAGAACACAGGATCCTAAAAAGAATCCACTCGATCCTGATATGAAGATTTCATTCATGAAGAAGATGTTCCCTGACTTTGAAGAGAACATTATTAATGATGATGAGATGAAATCAATCTTTAATGTTCTGATTGCAGCAGCAGAAGCAGGATATGCGAATGTAAATATCGTCGTTGGTTCTGACAGACAAGCAGAGTTTGAAAACCTTGCTCAAAAATACAACGGAGATCTTTATGATTTTGATTTGATTCGTGTTGTATCTGCTGGTGTTCGTGATGCGGATGCTGAAGGTGTATCGGGAATGTCAGCATCTAAGATGAGAAAGGCTGTGATGGATGATGACTTTGAATCATTCCGCAAAGGAACTCCTAAGACATTGGATGATGGTGATGCTCGTTCCCTATTTGATGCAGTTCGTCAAGGAATGGGTGCAAAGAAGTCTAAAGTTCAAAAAGAGGGTTATGCACTCTGGGAGATTGCTCCTAAGTTTGATATGTTCAATCTTCGTGAGCATTATGTTACCAAGAAAATTTTTAGAATGGGTGATATTGTAGAGAACTTAAATACTGGTTTGGTTGGTGAGATTATTCGTAGAGGTGCAAATCATCTTATCTGTGTGACTGAAGAAGGTTTTATGTTTAAATCATGGATTAAGGATGTAATGGAAGCAGAGGTTCCTTCAAAGAATCTGAAAACTCTTGTTAAGAAGGCAGTGAATAGAGTAGATAATAATATTGACGGATTTGTTGATAAAGAAGATCCTAAAGTCGGTCCTTACGGTGCTTTTATCCCTCAAGCAAGAAATCTTCCTAAGAACTTTAAGGAAGCATACCAAGAGAAAAGAGTTGAAGGAAAGATGAGAGTTCCTGGAAAACCAAATACTCTGGTTGGAACTGGTGGATATTTTAAGTATGCTGCTGATATGACTCCTGGATTTGATAAAGGTGATAAGATGAACCTGCAACCAGGAGCAAAACCATATAGCGGATATAAGCAATCTAATGTGAAAGAATTCATAAATAAGTATAAGGTAAAGAACTAATCACTTATACTCATGTCGATGAACATCCTTAACGATATCTCTGCTGTTTATATGGAGCAGGTTGCAGAGTCTGCTGTTCCCGGTAAACCAGCAGAACGACTTGGTGCTGTAACTGCTATTCCAAAGTCTGAGCAAGAAGCAGCAAGAGAAAGAACTCTTGCTAAAGCAAAAGCAAAACGTGAGAAGATGAGTGAGGCAGTAAAGGGTGTTGACTCGGAGATGAGAAAAGCAGCATCTGATGAAAGAAAAGCAGGTGATAAGAGACTTTCTCCTTCCAAAGGGAAGGAATATGCTGATCATCAGAAGCAGCAGATTGCTTACATGGATAAGGTTACTAAGAAAAATAAAAACGTAGTTGGATTAGTAACTAAAGAAGCACTTGATCCTGTAGGACAAGAAGATGCTGATATTGATAATGATGGTGACACTGATAAGTCTGATAAGTATCTTCACAATCGTCGTAAGGCAGTTGGTAAGGCAATTGCCAAGAAGAAAGGAATGAAGGAATCATCCGATTATGATCCTATGGATGACGATGATTTTGATCATGATGAAGCAGAGGAAAACAGAGGAGTATCTGGGAAGAATAATCCTAAGGGCGGAAAAGCATTAGGTAAGAAAAAGAAGAATGTAAAGGAAGGTTTCTCAAACTGGAGACAAGATCTTTCTGAGGTTATGGATGATGTTGAAGCAAATAAGGAAATCAAAGAAAAGAAGGTTAATAATAAGATCAAGATTAACCCAGATATGAAAGAAGCGGTTGAAGAACTGGGTGGTGAACTGATTGAGATGGTTGAAGTTGATGAGGCAAAGCAATCTTTCCCCGTTAAGAAAGTTGCAAAACAAATGGAAAAGGCAAGAAAGGGTTCTGTCTACGGTAAAGAACTCAAGAATGAACCATCTCCCCAAGTAAGTGATTCTGAAAAGAAAGAAACTACACGATACAGTAAGATGTTCCATGCATCTCAAAAAGCAAAGAGAGAAAAGCAAGAAGCAGATAAGGCAAGACGTTCATCAACTTTCTACAAGGACACTCATCCAGCAAGTGCTCCTAAAATGAAGAAGGCAAATGAAGAAATTGAGCATCTTGATGAGAAGGCACTCAGTAAGCAACAACAAAAATTCATGGGAATGGTTTATGCTGTAAAGAAAGGTGACATGGCAGCACCTTCACCTGAGGTTGCAAAGGCAGCTGCAGGTATGACAAAGCAGCAAGCAAAAGACTTTGCTAAGACCAAGCATAAGGATCTTCCTCAAGTAAAGGAAGCAATGGATGAACCAACTGAACCAGCAGTAGATAAAACATCTGAAATGCAAAGGAAAAAAATTCAAGTTCAAAAAGTGAGAGAACTTACAACTAGATTACAATCTGCAAGAAAGGGAGTTTATTAATCTATTTTTAACAACTCTATTTTCTAAATACTTATAACCATCATAGGAGGTTATCATGGGCGCACTTGTAGAAGTTGTAAAACCACTTTTATTCGCAGCATTAAATTCTTGTCACACTAAGCGTCTTGTAGTTGAACTGCTTGAGCGTTATGTAAAAACAACTGATAATGATATTGATAATGTAATTGCTGCTAGTGTAAGAACAGCACTCTTAAAGGGTTGCTGATTTAAATACCTAAAAATAATTTAGTGTTGGAGACCTTTAGTAGGGTCTCCTTTTTTATAAATACTCATAGCAAATAATTTTTTACGGAAGAAGCAACATGGCACTCTGGGGAAATAATGATGCAGTAGGTTCTGCTGGTACTTCTGTGGTATCCCTAAATTATGCTACTGGTGTCGTCACTGGTAGTGGAACCACTTTTGGAGAAACTGGAGCAGCACAAGAAGGTGACATCATTAGATTTGGAACTCGTTCTGGTACTTATTTTGGTGATGCTGTAATTGTAAGTATTGCAAGCACAACTCAACTTTCAATTGGTTCTACTGCTGGACTGAGTGGAGTTGCTATTGCCGCAACAACTTATACAATTTCACAACTTCCTAAGTATACTGTTCTTGATTCTAAGTATAGCGAAGCATCATATGGAACTGATGATTCGTTTGTTTACGGTGTTGCTGAAGGTGGAATGACAGCAGCAACTGGAACTTCATATGCACTGACTCATGAGGGTTGGGTTGGAGTTACAACTTACAACGACAATCAAGGAAATCTGAGAGTTAAGACTGAAACCTTAGTTGCTATGTCGGGAATTACGACTGGCAATGCACCTGTATTCCCACCTGTATGATAACTTATGATTTTTAATGAATTGAATGAGGACAATTTCCTTTTATTTGCTATTAAAAATTATGAGAATCCTCAGGCAGTTTCGAAAGAGGATTTTGATAAAGACTTAAATCATTTCAAATACATCAAAAGACTTTTGAAACGATATAAGAATACGGGGGAACTCAAAGTCCCCCTTTTGATCAATCACTTTATAGTTCTTTATAATATTTTTGGCGAGGCAGCAACTCCAATGCTCTTCTTTAAAATAGAAAAGGAATTGTGGTGTACTGTAAAAACATTTATGCTTTTTTTGAATAAAATCCCAGAGTATCCTAAATGTTATCTTCATGATATCCCTGTTGATTTGGAATGTTTAAAAGAACTCCAAAAAATTTTTAAGAAAAATGAACAATCTTGATAGGATAATTCAAATGATTAGAGAGCAAATGGTTGCAAATGCTCCTGGTACTTCTGGCGGATTTACTGGTTCTGCAGATGCAAAAGGACCAGTTGCTGGTTATGATCCAACAATGAAGAAAAAAAAGTATGCTACGGGTGGAATTGGTAGTAGAAAACGCTGGTTAGATTACCTCAAATCCTCCAATGGCAGAAGAAGTTAAAGTAGCTCTTTTAGAACAAAAACTTGAAGATTTAAAGGATATCATCGTCAAGATAGATGATGCTATCGAAAAAATGAGTGAGGTAAATAGTAATGTAAGCAGGATGCTTGCCGTCCATGAACAGAGAATTACCAAACAAGAAGAAGTTGACAACTTACTCTTTACTAAAATTGACAAACTCCGTGATAAAGTTGACAGGGATTATGACGCACTTGTTACGAGAGTACAGACTATAGAAAAAAGAGTTTGGATGGCAATCGGTGCCATTGCGTGTATAACTTTTTTGGTTAACAATACTCGTGTCATCGAAATCTTGACAACAGAACCGCAGGCATCTATAATAGAGCAACGCAACTTTAAGGTTTGATTATGGATTTTGTTGATGTTAAATACATCAATTTGATTTCTTCTCGTCTTCAGAAATTTAAAAGAGTAAAGAATAATCTTTATAATTTTCGTTGTCCTATCTGTGGAGATTCTCAAAGAAACAAAAACAAGGCAAGAGGATATCTATATCAAGTAAAAAATAATACAAATTTTAAGTGTCATAACTGCGGATTAAATATATCTTTCAATAACTTTTTGAAACAGGTAGATATTAATACTCATAAACAGTATACTTTTGAAAAATTTAAAGAAGGTAATACTGGTAAAAACTTTGTAGTTGATGAACCAGAGTTTAAATTTGAAGTGCCTAAATTCAAACCAAAGTTAGATTTACTCAAAGCATCAGAAAATCTTGACGCAAAGACATATCTAGAAAAAAGAAAATTAAACCCGCATAAATTCTATTACACTGAAAAATTTAAAGAGTGGACTAACTCTTTAAAACCCACATTCGATTCGACGGTTAAGGATGAACCAAGGATTATTATACCTTTGTTCTATCAAAATACATTAATCGGATTTCAGGGGAGAGCACTTAGTCCCTCAAAGATTAAATACATTACTGTAATGCTTAATGATGACGCACCAAAAATTTATGGCATCGATGAAGTCCAAAAAAATCAAACTGTCTACATCACCGAAGGTCCATTCGACTCAACTTTTATATCCAATTCAATTGCTATGTGTGGTGCAGACGGTGATGTTGGTAAGTGGGGTATTGGCAATCGCGTGTGGATCTATGATAACGAACCACGTAATGCAGAAATCGTCAGGAGAATCCAATCAAAAATTGAGAGTGGAGAGTCCGTCGTCATTTATCCAAACACAGTGACTCAAAAAGATATTAATGATATGGTTTTATCTGGACTTGATGTTCAATCTATGATAGAATCAAATACTTACTCTGGTTTACAGGCAAAACTCAAATTTACTACCTGGAAGAAAATATGAGCAACGGTTTAAAAGTTCAAAAGAGAAATGGATCTATTGAGAGTATTGATCTTGATAAGATGCATGTCATGGTTGAAGAGGCATGTAAGGGACTTGCAGGAGTCTCTGCAAGTCAAGTTGAAATGAAGTCGGGTATTCAGTTCTATGACGGAATTACCACTGGAGAGATTCAAGAAATTCTTATTCGTAGTGCATCGGATTTGATTGATCTTGATCATCCAAATTATCAATATGTTGCCGCAAGGTTACTTCTGTTTGCTGTCCGTAAACAACTGTACGGCAAGATGAAAGAACTCCCTTCTTTGGAGCAACATATCTATCAATGTGTCAACCATGAAGTGTATGATAATGATATTTTTAATAAGTATTCTCAAGAAGAAATTGCCCGCGCTGATTCGTATATAGATCATGATCGGGATTATCTCTTTACTTATGCTGGA